TCAGGTGGTCAAAAGATGAAAAACCTAGCAATGGTCTATGCACAGACTATGGACTACGATAAAACAATCAATCACGTTCTAGATAATCCAAGTGATAGCACTAAAATCATGTGGAAGAGAAGAATGAAGAAGGAGAAATTCAAAGATATGGTAAGAGAAGAATTACAGAAGTTACTTCAAGAGCACGGCTTAACTGAGGCTTATACCTTAGAATTACTTGAAGAGACTATTAAAAAAGCCAAAGATAAGGGAGATGTTACTAATCTAATGAGAGCTGTTGATAATCTTCAGGATATGCATGGTATGAAAGAAAAGCATCTTGTTAAGACTGTAGAACAAATAGAGGCTACTAGTAATGTCAAACTAATAGATGAGCTTAGAGAAGAAGAGGATAAGCTTATTGCAACAAGAACTACAACTACAGAGGAGAAATAATGCCATACGGAAAAGGTACATATGGGTCTAAAGTTGGAAGACCTAAAAAGACAGCTAAGAAAAAACCAGTAAAAAAGAAGAAAAAGAAGAAATAATGGCAAGTTCACCAGCATGGCAAAGGAAAGAAGGTAAAAGCCCTAGTGGAGGATTGAACGCTAAAGGGAGAGCATCTTACAAAGGTGGGACTCTTAAAGCCCCTGTTACTCAAAAGAATCCTAAAGGAAAAGCAAAATCAAGAAGAAGTAGTTTTTGCGCTAGGATGTGTGGAATGAAACGTAGATTGACTGGAGCTAAAACAGCTAACGACCCTAATAGCAGGATAAATAAAGCTCTAAGAAAATGGAATTGCAATTGCAGTAAAGAGAGAGCTAAAAAATTAAGTAATAGATAGTGGATTACGAAGAAAAATATGAGCAGTTACAAGCTCTTAAAAAACTACGTAACAACATGGCTTTATTCGGGAAGCACTGCTTTCCCACAGCTCTTAAGAAGGCTACACCCCCCTTTCATAATGAGGTTTATGCAAATTTATCAAATGATGAAAAACGCAGGGTTTTAATAGCCGCTCCTCGTGGAACAGCTAAATCAACTGTTACTACGCTTATATTCCCTTTATGGAAAGCGGCATTTAAGTCTAGTACAGATGAATTATTTATAGTTATAGTATCAGAGTCACAAGCTCAGTCTATTAACTTTTTATCGAGGATTAAATATCATTTGACTCATTCTGATAAATTTAGACAAATATTTGGAGATTTAGGACCCAATACTGCTAGAAGATGGACTCATACTGATATTGTACTTGCTAATGGAACTAGAATGATAGCAGTTGGTACTGGACAAAGAGTTAGGGGTTTTATTGAAGGAGATACTCGTCCTAACCTAATTATAGTAGATGACTTTGAATCAGAGTTAAATGCTTATACTCCTGAAGCTAGAGCTAAAAATAGAAAGTGGATGACAGAAGCAGTTATTCCAAGTTTGTCAGATGAAGGTAGAATTGCTATGATAGGCACGGTTATATCAGAAGACTGCTTTTTATGTTGGGCAAAAGAATCTAGCGCATGGAACGTATTATGGTTTTCTATATGGGATGAAGATGAAAAGAGTATTTGGCCTGAAAGATTTCCAAGAGACAGGATATTGGCCATAAAGGACGAGTTTTCGTCCGTAGGGAATATCAATGGATTCTATCAGGAATACATGAATATAGCTCAATCTCCTGATGATGCTCCATTTCAACCAGATTGGATTAAGATTCATCATTATGATTATGAGCGCAAACAAGGACAAAATTTGCTAATTAAAAATAAAGGATTAGAAAATGAAGAAATCAAGCCTGTTGAACTGTATACTGGGGTGGACCCTGCAAGTTCTTTGTCTGCTAGGGCTGACTATTTTGTTATTGCTACTATCGCCATTGATTCCGATAATAATAAATATGTTGTAGACATTTATAGAGATAGAATATCCCCAGCAGAACAGCCTCAAAAGATAATTAATACATATAAAAAGTTTAGACCTAGAAGAGTTAAGGTTGAAACTGTTGGTTATCAAGAAGCTTTAAGAACTGCAGTAAGAGAATTAATGAGAGAAGAGAACTTATATATACCAGGATTAGAATCTGGTGTTAAACCAAGAAATAGTAAATCGGAAAGGTTATTATCGCTAGTACCATTGTTTGCCAAAGGGACTTTTTACTTTAGGGCAGAAGATATAAAAGCTCAACAAGAGTTTTTGTCATATCCAAAAGGAAAGCATGATGATATAATGGATGCTATTTGGACTGCTTTAGATGGAGCAAAACCCTGCAGAGTAAAGGAGTTTGAGAAATTATCTGATGAAGAATGGAGAAATCCAAAGAAAAACCTTGATTGGATGACAATGTAATGCGTAAATTAAGATGATGGATAATAATAAAAAAGACATAGTTGACGAAACTCTTCAGCTTTTTGACGATTACTCTAGCAAAAGAGATAATTGGGCACTTCAAGCAAAAGAAGATAAAGAATTTAGATTAGGCAAGCAATGGACTGCCGAACAAAGAAAAGCATTAGAAAGCAGAGGTCAAGCTCCTATAGTTATTAACAGAGTTCATCCTGCAGTTGAGTCTGCTAAAGCAATGCTAACAGCTAATAGACCTTCTTTTAGATGCGCTCCAAGAGAAGATTCTGATAATAAGGTAGCTCAAGTTATGAGCGCTCTTCTTACTTATATGTACGACATATCTGATGGAAGAGGTGTTATTCGTCAAGCAGTTGATGATTATTATACTATGGGTATGGGCTTTATACAAGTGTATCAAGACCCTTCTAAAGATATGGGAAAAGGTGAAGTTTGTTTTCATGATGTAGACCCATTAGATGTATATGTTGACCCTAATAGTCGACATAAGCTTTTTGACGATGCTGAAAATATAATTATATCAAAATTATTTACTAAAGACCAAGCAAAGCAATTATATCCTTTATATAGCAAAGCTATTGATAATGCTCAATCTGATTCTGGGAACAAAGTAGATTTTAATGCTCCTTGGACAGAAAGAGAAGATGATGGTGAAGTAACTTTCCCAGAAGATGTTGGAAGAGTTAATAATCAAGAATATGTTAGGGGATATGAAAGATATTACAAGGTTGATGTAACTGAGTTTAGAACTTATGAAACTTTTTCTGGTAAAGAAGAGTTGTTAGCTGAAGACCAGTATGAAATTTATGCACAAAGACCTGCATGGATAATGCAAGGGCAAATTATAACTGATTCTGAAAAAGCTAATAGTTTATACGCTCAATTGCAGCAACAAAGACAACAAGCTGTAGAACAGAAAATACAAGAACTTTCTTATGCAGGGTATAATGATGATGAGGCTAGAGCTTTAGCTGAAGACGAAGTGCCTCAAATAGAATTTGAAGAAATTACTTATGCTGACTTAATGATGAAGAAAATGATAGAAGTTGTTAAGATTACTAGTAAGAAAGTTAAACAATGTGTAATTATAGGAGAAACAGAATTGTACTCAAGGGTACTTCCTTTAGATAAGTATCCTATAATTCCTATGGTTAATGTTCATACAAGAACTCCTTACCCTGTCTCTGACGTTAGGATGATTAAAGGATTACAGGAGTATATAAATAAAACACGCTCTTTGATAATAGCTCATGCTACTACAAGTACTAATACTAAGATATTAGTTCCTGAAGGCAGTGTTGATATGAAAGATTTCGAAGAAAAGTGGGCTCAACCTGGAGTAGCTATACCTTACGACCCTACTGACGGCGCTCCTATGCCAGTTCAGCCCACTCCCCTCCCAAATGAATTATATCAAAATGAGCAAACAGCTAAAAATGATATTGACCATGCTTTAGGTTTATATGAGATGATGATGGGTAATTCGCAAAGTGCTCCTGCTACATATAAAGCTACTATAAGTATAGATGAATTTGGCCAAAGAAAGATGAAATCTAAATTGGCTGATATTGAAGCTGCTTTAACTAGGGTTGCTCAAGTGGCTATTCCTTTAATACAACAGTTATATAAAACTGAAAAGATTTTTAGAATAGTTAATCCTAATAACTCATTGAGTGAATACGTGATTAATAAAAAACTAGTAGATGATAAAACTGGTGAAATAAAACTAATAAATGATATTACTATAGGAAAGTATGATATAATAGTAGTAACTGGCTCTACAATGCCAAGTAATAGATATGCAGAACTTGAGTTCTATATGGACGCATATCAAAAAGGCATTATAGATAGACAAGAAGTTCTTAAGAAGACCGAAGTATTCGATATGGAAGGTGTAATGGAAAGAACTGATATGATAGCAAAACTGCAAGGACAATTAGAACAAGCTGGAGAGCAAATTAAAAAGCTTAAAGGCGACTTGCAGACAAGAGATAGAGAAGCTGTCAATCTTAGAAAGAAAGTTGAAGTTGAGAAATTCAAAGGAGACCTTGGTGGTGTTAGCAATAAAGCTAAAATGGCTGGGACTTTATATGAAAAACGACTCGATGACAACTTATCCACTATAAAATCGCAAATTACAGATGCGGTATCAAAAACCAGCTCACCCTCTTCTGGTGGATTAGAGGCAGCTAAAAGGAGAAAGAAATAAATGACACAAGATAATATACAACAAACAGACACCCCTCAAGAAAGTGCCGAACAACAGCAATATGCTTCTTTGGAAGAAGCTGTATTTGGTTCAGAGGGCTCTGATGCAGTATCAAGTGCTTTTACTAGTGGTAATGAAGGAAATACTGAAACAGCTCCAGAAGCAACTGGACAACCTGAAGTAAGTACGCAAGAAACAACTGAAACATCTCAAGATTCGAACGACCAAAATAGATACCAATATTGGCAATCTCAAGCGGACAAGTACAAAAATGAGTTAGAGGCTATGAAGCAAACTCAACAGCAGGCCCCTGTTCAACAACAAGCCCCTGTAGAAAATGCTGAACCTCAAGTTGAAGAGTTTCCAGCAGCTCCTGCAAAACCAGAAAGACCTAGAACATTTAGTAGAGAGGAAGCTTATAACGACCCCTCTAGTGAGAGTGCTAGGTATATGGACGAGTTAGAAGGATGGCGTGATGACATGAATGAGTATAACTCACTTAAAAGTCAATATCAAACAGCTATTATTGAGGATAAATTTAATAAGATGGAGCAACAAAGAGTTGATGCAGCTAAAAGACAACAAGCTGCTCAACAACAAGCTGCTCAAGAATCTGAAATTAAATCTCATGTAATGGGCCATTATGGTATGACTGAAACTGAGACTGCTGATTTTATGTCAAAAATGTCTGACCCTAACTCAATTACTATCGATAATCTTGTCCAATTATATAGGCTTCAAAATGGAGGAGGTGCACAACAAGCTGCTCCTGCAACACCAGAACCTAGTCAAGCTTTTACTCAAACGCAGAATGCTCAGCAAGTGCCTTCACCTATGGGTGTAATGCCTTCTGGAAATTCTAATGTTGACGGTAGAGGATTTGAGGACAAAGTTATGGATACTATGATAGGGAATTTCAATAGTAAAAACCCTTGGAAGTAATTTAATTAATCGCCCTACCCGAAGGTCTATTTTAGGCAGTTGAAGATGGGCAAAATGAGGATGGAAACATGGCAGACGCAACAGTATGGTCTGGCTCGGCTGGCAATACACTGAATTCTGGCGTTAGTCTTGATAGCACAAGACGTAAGTTTAATTTCGGTGAAAGAGTAGCAGAGTTAGCACCAGTACAAAGTCCATTCTTCGTATATTTATCGAAGGTGGCAAAAAAAGCTACTAATGACCCTGTGTTCAAATTTCTTGAGCAGAGACATCAGTGGCAAAGACGTAACTTTGAAGTAAAAACAGCTTGGGATTCTGGCAGTGAAACTGCAGGAACTGCAATAGACGCTGGAGACGATTTGGCTATTACAGCAAAATACGACCAATATGGAAAAATAAGTTCGGCAAATAATCATTGCGAATTTATAGTTCCAGGTTCTGTTATAGCAATTCAAGCAGATAGTGGTACAGTCTATAAATTTAGAGTAGACCCAACTGCAACAGTTGAAAGAGCTAATACTACTTCAGATGGAAAATACATTAACCATGATACAAACACTACTGGTGAAACTATGATTACTGGTGAATCTTTAATACCATTGCAAGACATTGGAGCAGGTGAAGCTTTTGCAGCTGGTAATAAAGGTCAAGTGATTGGTAGTGCATGGGCTGAAGGAACTGATTCTCCTGTTGGTTGGGAAGATTCTTTATTCGACAGAGAAGGATATTGTCAAATATTTAAAACTGGAATGAATATCTTTTCAGGAACAGCTTTAGCAACAGAGTACAGAGGTATTGCTAATGAGTTTCAAAGAATTTGGCAAGATAAGCTTATGGAACATAAAATC